TGGATGAGGAAGGAAACAATGCCATTAAGATCTCATACACCAAGATTAAGGAATCCATACTAGACGACGAAGGAAATGAGACTAACGAATTTATAAATTCCGTTGATGTTATATGAGAACAAAGCAAGAGATTATCAATTTTCTTGAGAGTAAGGTCGGTGGTGGAGTTGTCATTATCAAATATCAAATTGCTTCTTTAGTTAGATTACTAGCTTCTACGGTAGATCGCTTATTTATTTTTTTATTCTTCCTCTTATGTTGTTAGTGATGTGGGGTAGTGGGGAGGATTTGACACAACCTCTTTAGCCTGTTTTACTCATTTTTAGTATTCTTATCAAGTCAGCAAGACTGTCAGAATCCCATAGTAATTTTTACGTGGGATTTTTTGTTTTTTATAGGAGAAAAATGTCAAGATTAACAGTTAGTCAAATTATGCAGGCAGTCGCCGCAACGGTAAACCAAGAGGCAACTGCCCCATCTGCCACCAGCACTGAACACGCCCTATGGCTAGAGTTTATAAATAGGGGGGTAAGGGAGTGGGCAGAATCAATGGATTGGGAAGTTCTTAAAAAAACATTTCTTCCAGGAGTAACTGGGATGTCTTGGGCAACCGTATCCCTTCCAGCTGATTATAAAAAATTAGCAGAAAGCCCAAGAGTCCATACATATACAGATTCAGAGGGGGGGACAGCTTTCCCAGAGGTATTAGAGGAAGAGCGAGGGTTATATAACTCTACAGACAAATATGTGTATGAGGTTGGGAATATTAGCGATGGATACTCTTTAATTTTTCACCCAGGAACACTATCTTCTGGAGCATCTGTTTCTATTTTATACTATGCGACTCCAACATCATTAACTTCTCCAGCTAACCAACCACTTGTCCCAGATAGTGAATATTTAATCGACAGAACAATTGCTTATATTTTTGAGGCTCGATCTGATCCTAGATTCCAAGGACAGGAAACGAAGGCAAGGGAAAGGTTGCTTCAGATGATAGAAGACGCCAATATGACTAAATTTAATTCATATAGCAACCCAAACTACGTTTCAACTGCCCCCCTCCGAAAGATGGGATTTAGAGTTGGACGTGATTAATTATGCCTATTAGAAGACTAGATCCACCAAAATTTAAGCCCCTTAAAGATGTTGTTGTCACGTGGAACACGTGGAGAAAGGGATTAAATACTCTACTTAGGGAGAACGAAATTGATGGGTCAGAAATGACTCAGGCAACAAATCTTATTCTTAAGGGTTCTGGGGTACCAACAAAAAGATGGGGTTCACTAGATTACTATATTTCTGGTCCAACAGGATATGGTAGATTTTTACTTCCAGTTAAAGACGCCTCAGAAAATATTAGTGTTTTATCAATGACCGACTGGGGAGTAATGGTTAAAAAGAGCGGAGCTTCTTATACTCCGATTACTGGTGCTTCATGGGCTTCTGGTTATGATCTTGATGCTACGCAACTTGGGAATAATGTTTATATTGTTTCAGAACAAAGAGAGTTGGTTAAATATGACTTTAGTACCCTTACTGGGTTCGCAACAATTTCTAAACCAGCTGGACTTACCGCAACAAATATCTCTGGGGTTACTGGCACAACCGAATGGTCTTGGAGAATAACGGCATCCTCAAATTCTGGCGGAGAAACACTTGGTTCAACGGCAGTGTCTCTTGCTTCTCTACCAACTGATTTATCAAAAACAACAATTCGACTACAATGGACACCCATCTCTGCGGCTTCTGGAGTTCTTATAGGATATAATATTTACCGAGGCAACCCAGGAGATGAAGTATGGGTCGGGGGGACAGATGCTAATACGAGTAGTTTTGATGATTATGGGACTCCAGTAGATCAAGTTTTTCGTACTGTCCCCATAGCAGACACTACTGGTGGACCAAAAGCTAAATTTATTATCCGCTACCAAGATCGCCTTATTATGGCTGGTATTCCAGGAGAGCCAACTAAAGTTCTTATTTCTGGTCGCTATCCTCAACAGGAACGTTTTGACTGGTATGCTGGCGGGGGATATGTATTTATTGAACCAGATTCAGGGGAAAGTATTACTGGACTTGCCACATATTACCAATCTGCAACATCATCACAAACAATTGTTGTATTTAAAGAAAACTCAGTCTGGGAACTTCGTCTCCAAAATATTACATTTGGTCAATATAGCGTCCTTGCCCCTACTTATCGCCTCCTTACTGGTTCACAGGGTTGTTCTTCTCAAAAATCAATCCAGGCGGTTGAAAATGATATTATGTTCTCCAACCGAAAAGGTGTTTATATTTTGAGATATGAACCACAATTAATTAACGTTATTAACGCAAATGAAATTTCAGCTAAAATCAAACCATTTTTTGAGGGGCTATCAAACTTTGACCTAACCCACGCCTCTGCCCTTTATGCGGATAAAAAATATATCCTCTCATTCCCAGTAAGTAAGCAGACAATTATCTTTGATCGAGAGCGCCTCTCGTTTATTGGTCCATGGAATACCCCATTTGGTATCGCAAGATGGGCAAAGTACGTTGATGCGGATGGAATGGATCGTTGGATTGCGATTGATGCTGATGACAACTATGTTACAGAGTTTAATAAAAACTTCCAGGATGATAAAGGGGAGTCCATTAACACAATCTTTAAAAGCAAGCGTGAAGATATGGGGGATTGGACTATGTTTAAGACCATTAATGAGGTTTATATGAACTTCCGCAATGTGCTTGGGTCAATTAATATCAACATCTATATTGAGGATAGGAGTGGGAACACAGTGGCTGCCAAGACATTTACTATTACCTCAACGGGGACTTCGGGAACATCTGGTATGGGGACAGATCTAATGGGGCTTGTTCCAATGGGTCTTTCAAATAATGAGGCAACTAGTTACGCTGGAGAGCTGCCAAAAAAATCATTTATTTATAAATCATCAAGAATTGTACAACTGGAAATAAGAACTACTGAAAGAACATCTAACTACGAATTACTAGGCGCAAAGATTATATCCCAGCCCCAGAGTAGAGGCAACTCTCCGTCGAGCTGGAATATATCATAGTATATCAAATTATATTAATACTGTGGTTTACAACCCCTTTACACATTTGTATAAACTCTTCTTGAGATAGTTGTTGCTTAGCATAATTAATATTCAAATCCACCCACTGGATATTCCCCAACTCATATCCCTTGCTAGAGTCTATTCTATCTAGTGAGGCATTTTGGTTTCCCTTAGATTGGGCTTCAGTTTTTGTACAAAATAATTTTTTTCCAGATAGTGCACAGGCGGGTACATAAGAATCTTTTAATTCTTGATAGGTTATTTTAACTTGGATATTTCTTATATTTGCACTATGTATAATAGAATTATAAACCCATTTTTGTGGTAGGTCCACAAAGACGGGGTTTGCCCTTTGTTTTTCTTTCCATTTCCTCGACCTATTTATACATTCCTCTCGATGTTTATCCCTATATCTGGCGACTCTTAAATTAACTTTTTCTTTATTATCTTGTTGCCACTTTCTACGGCAACTTTTACATATGTTCTGGAGACCATCTTTGGTCCTCTTGTTTTTATGAAAATTATCTATTCCAAGCAATAAATGGCATTTAATACATTTTTTATTTTTAATCATAATTAACTATATTTATTCAAACTATGAGCTATTTGTCAAACTGATTATTAGTCATATAACATAACCATTAGAAGTACAACTTCAGACTATACTAATTTTTGTTAGCCATGGTCTTTTTTGGTTTTAGGAGAAACTATGACAGCAGGCATTTGGAAGGTTGGTACTAATAACGCTTTTTCAACAACGTTGAATGGTGGTATTACCAACACAGACGAAACAATAAACCTTACAACAACCACTGGATTACAATATCCTGGGGTAATTGTTATTGACCGCATCGATGCAAATAATACTAGTACCCCAACAGTTAGAGAATATATCTCATTTACTGGAATTTCTGGAAATTCAATTACTGGATGTTCTAGGGGGCTTGGTGGGTCAACGGCTCAGTCTCACTCATCGGGTGCAAGGGTTGAAGAGACGTGGTCGATTACACATTGGAATGATTTTATTGACGCTTTTGTTGCCGAACACTCAGTCGCAGGAGTACATGACGCAACTAAAGTTGTCACTCCAACGGATACACAGACTCTTACTAATAAGACACTAACTTCGCCC